CGATCTGTCTGGTAAAGCCATAGAGAAACTTCAATCTGCGGGTACTATAGAGCTTAACGGCTTGTTCACCACCCTGAATGGATGGGAAAAAAGAGTTTACCGTCAAATATGGGCCAGGATCAAGCAATTCTGGAATGAGGAAAAATGGGTCAGGATTACCGATGACGTGGAAAATCTGCGCTGGGTCGGATTTAATGCTAAAATCACCGCGCAGCAATTCCTTGAGGAAGTAATCAACGACAAATCCGAGCCTGAGATCAAGCGCAAGCAGGCTGCTGCTGCTTTTACATTCATGATGCAGAATAACGATCCCGCTCTTGAAGTAATTGTCGATGTTAAGAACGATGTTGCGGAGATGGATGTGGATATTATCATCGAGCAATCGTTTGACAGCGTCAACATCCAGCAGGAGCAATTTGACTTGCTGGCTAAATTTGCTCAGGCTGGGGGCGATATTGACATTACAGAATTGATTCGTCTGTCCGGCATACGCGGCAAAGATGAAATGATCGCCCGCATCGAAAAGCGCCGTCAGGAAATGCAGCAATCTCAAATGGGCCAGGTAGAGGCTGAGGGTCAAAGATTGCAGGCTGAAACCGCTGACAAGGCGTCCAAAGCTGAATTGAATCAGGTTAAGGCTCAACAAACACAGGTGGAAACCGCGATAATGATCGCACAGCCGCCTGATAGAAATCCACAAGTGAATACATAAGATTTAGCCAGTAATGGCACCCGCCGCCGGGGAACCGGGCGAAATAGGCCGCCGCTATAACCGGGCGAATAGGAGAAAACTATGACCAGCGTACAAAAAGAAGACGATGATCAACCATTGTCTGACGATAATCTTGATGATGTTTTTAGCGGATCGGAACAAGCGGAGAAAGAAGTAGAGGCATCGCCTACGAAAATTTCCGAGCAAAAATCTGAACCAGAGGGCGAAGATGATAAAGAAGACGCGGAGACGCCAACCGCGAAAGACACAGAAGAAAAGCTGGTTCCCGTAGCGGCGTTGAAAGACGAGCGGCGCAAACGGCAGGAACTTGAGGCGAAGATTTCAAAATACGAGGNNGNNAAGCNGGTTGAAANACCGGCNCGNCCAGATNTTTTGGAAGATCAGGAAGGCGCTTTTCGGCATACCGANAGCGCGGTCGCGGAAATCATCTTGAAGGAGCGCATCAACCTATCTAGGGAGATGATGTTATCTACAAAAGAAGATTATGAGGCTATGGAGAATGTGTTTGTTGATATGGCGAAAGAGAATCCCTCTTTAGTCATCGAGATGAATAAAAATCCTAATCCTGCCAAATTCGCCTATCAAAAGGCCAAAGAGCACGCCGAGTATTCGGAGTTTCAGAAAGTGAAAGAAACCGATGAATATAAGGAATTTCTTGAGATGAAAAAATCAGGAAAGCTTGAAAAGCCCATTGAAGACACTCCTGCACAAAAGCGCAACAAATCTGTTCTGTCAATGCCAAATTTAAACAAGGCAACGGCTGTAGCGTCGAACAGCATCCGTAAAATGGATGTTCCGACACTGGATGAAATGTTCGCTGAATAGCCTTTGCTATCAGCAAAGGATAAAATAAAATGGCTAACAGTACAATCAATAGTAACAACGTAGTTACTAAATTCCAGGCGAAAGTTAATCGCCAATATGTGAGGGAGGGTCGATTTGGCCCCTTCATCGGCAAGAATACGGAATCCATCATTCAGGTAAAAGAAGACCTGAAAAAGGTTTCCATTCCTCTTGTCGCCAAGCTTAGCGGCAACGGTGTTACCGGCTCTACCTCTCTTGCGGGTAGTGAAGAATCGCTTGCCAACTATGCTTACACCCTTACGCCCACTTACTTCCGTAACGGTGTTCTTATCGACAACGAGGAAAACGAGAAATCGGAATTCGAGTTGTTTGATGAGGCACGCCCCGCCTTGATGAATTGGGCAATGGAGCTGAAACGCGACCAGATTATTCAGGCTCTTGGCGCTGTTCAGGCCGGCGGCACTTATCTCACCTATGGGGCGGCTACGGCGGGCAATCTTGATACCTACAATACAAACAATCAAGACCGAGTGCTGTATGGGGCTTTGAAGTCGAACAACACCTCAGGCGATCACACCACATCTCTCGCCACGATTGACACGACTGCCGACAAGCTCACTCCTGACCTGATTTCTCTGGCTAAACGGTTGGCTATGCAAGCCAATCCGCTTATCCGTCCGGTCATGGTGAAGGCAGATGAGCCTTGGTTCGTACTGTTTACTGGCTCCTTTGGTTTCCGCGACCTGTCGCAGAACTCCACGATGACCCAGGCGAACCGTGAAGCGCGTGATCGCGGCAAGGATAATCCGCTATTCACTGGCGGCGACCTGATCTGGGATGGCGTTATCATCAAGGAAATTCCTGATATGGATAAATTCACTGATGGTGACAGCTCCGGTAGCGCGTTTGATGGCGTATGGGGTGCAAGCAGCACCGCAGATAGCTTGAAAACGGGCGGCGCATCGTCGACTCGCGTTGGTGTTGGCTTTCTTTGCGGTGCTCAGGCTATCGGCTTCGGTCTTGGCCGTATGCCAGCCTTCAAACGTCGTAAAGAAGACGATTACGAACACCAAAACGGCGTTGGTATCTCGCTCAAACACAAGATCGAGAAGACCTTCTACAATAATAAGCAGCATGGCATGGTGACTGTATTCCATTCCGCTGCAACTGACGCTTAATAAGGAGGACTAGATCATGGCTGTTTTGCCACTTGAGTCGGATATTACAGCGAAAGGGTTGGATCAGAAGACGCTCCATAGTCTTCTGACCAATTACAATACTGTGGTTAATGAGTTGGTCGACGATCATGCCACCAACAAAACGACGATTGATGAATCGAGAACTGCTATTTTGGAGCTGATTGACGATCACGACACCAATCAGACCCATCTTGGCAATATCAAAACCTTGTTGAACCAGATAAGGCAGTCGATGTTGTATCAGTGCCTGGGTAATCCTACCTTTGCAATCGATACTAACTTCGATGTCAAGAGCACAGAGCCTGTCAGTTATCTAAATGGCGGCACTTTGAAGACGCTTGCTGATGATGCTAACTTCAATACCGGCACGACAAAAACAATCACTGGAGCGAAATGGGGGGCTGCCATGCTCACCGTTAATTCCAGTGGAACCGGTGTTGTTACGTATGCATCAGCAGCGGCCTATGACACGGAGGCGCTTGCCATTGCCGCTCTTGCGGCACCGGCGGTCACTGATACAGTTATGGGCTATGTCACCATTCTTGCACACGCTTCTGGCTTTACCGCCGGGACGGATGCTCTGGAAGGCGGCACTGGCGGCAACGTGGCTACGACAACGAACTACTACAACAACATTAACGGTAACACGTTGATGATTGGTGCAGCGGTTTCAACGTCAGCCGAGTCTGCTCTGGCTGCTGGTGATCCGACAGCTTCAGCTGCGACGCTGACTAACTCCACTGACCTGGTTCTCACTAAAGGTTAAAACATAACCCCCGGTGTAAAAGCCGGGGGTATTTTTCATGAAAGGATAAAACTATGACTGTTACCACAAATACCGCAACTGTCCGCAGGGCAGCTACGAAAGCTGTTCTCGGCAAAGGGGAGGCTGGTCAGCTTATTCATTTCGGTGCACGCACCGTTGAAATCGCTGCTTCTTCATCGGCGTCAACCATTGACTTTGGGAACATCCCATCCAATCTTCGGATTGCTGGCTGTTCCCGTCTTTATTGGGATGACTTGGCGACTTCTGGCTCTCCGACGCTTGACATGGGACTTTTCGCTGTTAATGCCAATGTCACAAGTGACGCTGACGCACTAAACGATGGTCTGGCTATCTCAGCCGTATCTACTGCCAATGTCGGTATCCCGTTGATTAAAGATTTTGCCAACTACGGTAAAGAAGCATATCTTTTTGTCAGCGGCCAGACGACCGATCCGGGCGGCGAGCTTAAAATCAAAGGCACCGTTCTGGATGCTCCTACTCACACCACGGGCACGGTAACTCTTGAACTCTACGGTTACCTGGATTAATATTAAACAGGCAGGGGCTTAAAACGCCCCTGTCTTCTTTTTTTGAGGGCGGCATGAAAAAGATTGCAGTAGTTTGCGGCTCTCCGGCGTCTGAATTTTTGGCCCCGTTTGATGATCCGTCTTGGGAAATATGGGTGCTGGGCAATCGAATAAACAGGTTTGATGACAAGCGTGTTACCCGGATTTTCGAGATACATGACGATCTTTCCGAGCATGGTGACCCACTGAGTTACGCCCAATATGTGGCGGCCAAGGGCATTCCAATGGTCGTTGGGGATAAATTCCCCGTTGAAGCTGCGCATATCAAGAAATTCGATTTTGACGCTGCTTGTGATCTTTATGGCACTCATTACCTGACCAGCTCTACAGTTTACATGATCGCTCAGGCAATGATGGATGGAGCGACGCATATCGGCATTTATGGCGTGGATATGTCGGTTGACAGCCATGAATATTTCTATCAGCGCCCATGCCTTGAAAGCTGGATAGGCTTTGCCAAGGGGCGCGGGATTGATGTTTATATCCCGCCCATATCGCCGGTGGGGAGATGCGATTATATTGAGGGGAGAGGATGCGGCGGCAAGCCAAATTTTTCCAGGCTGCCGTTTACCCAAAAAGAATTTATGGGCATGGTCACTACTCATGCCGATAAAATTTCAGACTTGCAATACCAGATTCGACAAGCGGAATTGACCATTCATATGCACAGCGGGGCGCAACAGGCTTATGAGCGTCTTGCTAAAATTGCCAGAGCCGTAGAAGCAGGGCAAGACATACAAAACATATCAGATTCAGTCGTCATAAGGGGATAAAATGGCAACTACAACGGAAATCAGGGATCGGGCGGCCAATGATCTTGGTTTGCTGCGCCTGGGTCAAACCCTTCAATCGCAAGATGCTACACGCATTTCATCGGCGTACACTGAAGTTTATGCCATGTTAAAAAAAGATGGCTTGGCTGCATGGACATCAACCGGAGATATTCCATCGGAGTATGTAAAGTATGTTATTGCACTTGTTGTTGATAATTGTGTTAACACTTATGGTGTATCGGATTCTCGGTATCAGAGATTAAAAATAGAGGTTCCTGGGGCATTGAGAGAAATCAGGAAGCTTGCTGCTCAAGATCATGCGTCTATGGAAGACCCGGTGGACTATTAATGCTGGTTCCAGTCAATCTTACCGGCGGTACATATAAGCACAAATCCTTGCCTGTTTCTGCCCAGGTAACTCGTAATTTCTGGCCGCAGAAGCAATCTGACGCAAAAAGCGCAAGCGAAAATATTCTGACTTCTTTCCCTGGATTAAAATCTTTCGGCTCGCAAGCCGGTGGCTTAGACCGCGGCATGTTTGAGCATCTTGGTATTCTCTATAAGGTAACAGGCAATACACTATATACGGTATCCAGCAACGGAACGCATACAAGCCGTGGCACTATACCTGATACAGGGCGCTGTCGTTTTGCCCCGTTGGGTGATAGCGTCATAATCGTCACGGGCGGAAAGCCGTATATCTGTGATGGCTCAACGGTCACGCTTATTTCAGACAGCGACCTTGAAAGCCCTAACGCAGCCGGGAGCCTGAATAACCAGATTATTTTCGATGGTGACGGCGGCAGGTTTGTTGTAAGCAACGCAGGCGANGCCACGACAATAAACGGCTTGAATTATGCAACGGCTGAGAGCAACGCCGATNATATAATACGGCCATATATTTTTAACCAGACGTTACTTCTCTTTGGCGATAAAACCATTGAGCCGTGGTGGAATACCGGAACCGGAAATCCGCCTTTTGAGAGGGTTGACACGGGCATTATCAATGTTGGTCTGGGCGCTCTGGATTCTGTGGCTAATAATGACACGGTGGTTTATTTCTTCGGTGACGACGATCAGGTCTATGTCCTTCAAGGGTACAATACCGGTGTTATTTCAACTGANCCCATGGCAAGGGAGTTCGCNNGATATACGACAACAGAAGATGNAATTGGCTGGTGTTTCACGTTTGGCGGGTATAATTTCTATCTCCTGACGTTTCCTACGGAAGATAAAAGTTGGATATATCAGGAAGGCGGAGAATTTTTTGAGCTTTCTTCAGGAACATCTGGTGGTCGCTGGATCGCTAATTCATATGCTTATTGTTTTAGAAAGCATCTGATCGCCGATCACCGTAATGGGAACATTTACGAGCTAAATGATACGACCTATACTGAGAACGGGGCCGCCATAGTCAGGACAAGGGATTCAGCGCCCATTCATGGCGGCCTGTTAAAGGCTCCCGGCAAGCGTCTTGAAATGAACCGTTTTGAGATTCTTCTTGAAAGCGGAACCGGATTGATTTCGGGGCAAGGCTCTGATCCTGTGATAATGCTTTCTTTCTCTGATGACGGAGGGCGCACATTTTCTACTGAAATGTGGGGTACTACCGGACAAATCGGAGAATACCAATTTAAAGTCGAATGGTTTGCGCTCGGCAGCTTTGATAGCAGAATTTTAAGGATAAGGACTTCTGATCCGGTAAATTACACTATTTTTTCGGGAGCAGCCGATATAGAAATAGGCATTTGACATGACAATTATCAATCCACCAGAAGTCAGGCTACCTCTTTCGTTACAGATTTCTCCAGAAGCTCCTTATCACCAATCTCAATCGACGGTTTTATACCAGCTTTGGGATGCTCTTAGGAAGCTTGGAACTTCGTCCAGCACGATTATCAATGATACTGATTTTACCGAGAGCTTTGTTGTCGCCTGCTCTGACGAAACAAGCGGATTGGCTGCTGGAACTGCAAAAGCATCGTTTCGTATGCCCTATGATTTTACGATCACGGATATACGGGCAGCAGTCAATACAGCACCAACTGGAACCACTCTGTTGACGGTTGATGTGGGCAAAAACGGAACGTCGATATTATCTACTAAATTAACTTTTGACGCCGGAGAAGTTACGACTACGACGGCAGTAGCGCAAAGAGTCATAACCGATACTGCTGTAGTCGATGATGATTTGATTCGCTTTGACATTATTTCTGTTGGCAATTCCGTGGCGGGCGCGGGATTGAAAGTATCAATTACTGGTTTTGCCACCTGATGCCCTATATCAATTCATATGCTTTCGGATCGGGCGGCAGGGTTCTTTATTGGGTGGGCGGAACCGCCACATGGAACAGTACGGTTGGCACTAAATGGGCTTTGACATCAGGAGGCGCTGGCGGTGAGCCTGTTCCAACTTCTGTTGATGATGTTTATTTTGATGGAAATAGCGGATCGGGAACAGTAACTCTTTCCGGCACCGCAATTTGCCGCAGCGTTTCTTTTTGGGGCTATGCTGGAACATTGTCTCATCCAACTTCTACAACCTGGACGATTTACGGCGCGCTGATACTTTATCCGTTGATGACTTATAGCATTGCAGCAACGAGAACTGCCAAGATCGTTTATGCCGCGACTGCGAACAACTGGTATATTTATAGCTCGATACATACCATGCCGGAGCAGGATTTCAATGGTGTGGGCGGTGAATGGACGCTATATGATGATACGATTAACGGCCACGTTTCACAGTTCGGCCTTAATCTGATCAACGGTTTGCTAAATACAAACGGCGTTGATGTCACGGCTGTTAATTTTGATGGATCAAATAGCAATGTAAGGTCATTGACTCTTGGAAATTCTATTATAAGCGTTTCCCAAGCCGCAGGTTTTACTGCATGGGATTTAGCTACTACGACTAATTTAACTTTCGATGCCGGAACGTCAACGATAAATCTCACCGGAAATGGAGTAACTGAATTTTTTGGCGGCGGATTAACCTATAATGCCGTAACAATACAGCCCTCGGCCACTGTTCCGTGTTCTATAACCGGAGCAAATACTTTCGCCAACTTTACCGCGACCAGCCCCGCGAATGTCAGGGGAACAATATTACTATCAAATAACCAAACAGTTACAGACACAATTTCTTTAGATGGAAATAGTCCATCGTTCAGGCTGTTTGTAGCCAGCGATGTTTTTTCTACGCCGAGAACTATAACGGCGGCGAATGTATCTGTAACCAGTTGCGACTTTAGGGATATAACTGGCGCGGGTGCCGGTTCTTGGAATTTGTCATCAATCACCGGAAGATCGGGAGATGCCCTGGGTAATTCGGGCATAACCTTTTCTTCGCCGAGAACTATATTTTGGTTTGAAGATAGTGGAGCCTACACGAGCACTACTCAATGGTTTACAGGAATCGGGGGAACTGGGGATTTGGTTACCTGCCCGATCCCGCAAGATACGGGCAGATTCAATAATAATTCTTTTAGCGGTATAAATAAAACAATCACCGCGACGGCAGGCTCGAAGTTATTAAACAATGCTCTTTTGACGCAAAGAATTGGAACGTTGGACTTCACAGGTTCAACCAATAATCCTGAATTTATCTCTAATGGCATTAATTGTTATGGATCATTAACGCTTATATCGGGAATGACGCATACGGGAGGTGTTGGTGATTTATGGGAGTGGTTAAGCAGAGATGCCCAAACCTTTACATCGGGCGGTTTAACATGGCCGTCAAGTTATCAGATGCAATTATATGGTGATGGTACCGGAACCATAACCCAACAAGATAGCTTTAGGACGGCAGACGAGCTTTTCATTACTAACGGGGCTTGGATAACTGGAAACAATACTTTAAGGGCGCAGTTTTTAACCGTTAATGGGGATGGATCGTTAACTACGGGAACCGGGCTATTAACCTCGGATAATTACCTCAGCCTGGTTGAGGGCGACTTAACAGTTGGCGGTGGCGGGGTCAGTGCTACTGACTTTAGAAGCACTGGAAGCCTCACACGCGCGTTGAACATGGGTTCTGGTACTTGGACACTCTCCGGCACCGGAACCGTCTGGAACATGGCCTCTACGGGCTTAACGCTGGCTTCTGAAACATCTACGATTTCTGTGACCGATACATCAAGCACAGCCAAGACTTTTGAGGGCCTTGGGCAGACTTACTATAATTTGTTGGTAAATGGTGCGGCTTCTGCTGGCACCCTCACGATAGAGAATTCCAGCACTTTCAATAATGTTACGTTTGCGGCCAATTCAAATATCAGATTGACAGCGGCGACTACGCAGACAATTAACGGCACAATAACAGCAACCGGCACAGCAGGTAACGGGATCGTCGTTAATAGCACATCTGCCACAAATGCAACAATTTCATCGGTCAATAGCGTCAATTGGGATTATGTAACCTTGACGGATTTAACTGGTATTGGTGGCGGTACTTTCACGGCAACGAACTCTGTAGATGGGGGCGGCAATATTAATTGGAATATAACTTAAGGAATGGGAAACAATGAGCTTCTTCAGTAAAATTTTTAAATTTGCGAAAAAGGTTATCCCTGTAGCTATTGGATTTGCCATTGGGGGGCCTCTAGGAATAGGCGCTGCGGCGGGTGCAGCATTGGGT